GCAAAGAAATACAATCACTAAATATCCAATCGAATTAAGAGAAACAATTAAAACACTAAACAAACTATGGCACGTAATAAAATAGAAGATTTAAGAGATCACCTTTTTGAAATAATAGAAATGGTAAAAGAGGGTGACATGGAACTTGACAAGGCAAAAGCAATTGCAGACATTGCCCAGGTAATAGTTAATTCAGCAAAAGTTGAGGTTGACTTTATAAAAGTTGTACACGGAAATGGGAGCGGATTTATTCCAGTTGACAAACGACAATTAACAGCGTAATTATGACAAGAACTATTTCCATTCACATAATAGCCTTTTTTTTATGGCTTAAAGTTTCTGCAAAGAATTTTCCAGAGATTATTACAATACCATTTGCAATTTTAATGCTGTGCGTTTATCCATTTTTTATGGAAATCTTAGGCATAAACGCATTGTTTGCGGAATTTCATAATGATCCGTCCGAACCTAATCGAAGTTTAAAAGCACTTGAAATAATGTTAGTTGCAATGATTTACGTATTTTTGGCTAATGCAATGAGTTACGCTGCAATAAAATACAATAGATGGGATATATGGGAGCAATACACGGACAGGGAAGAAACAACAAGGTTTGGCTGCAAAGAACTCAGATTTTATTGGGCTTGTTATTTCTTTGGAATTTTGGCAGCCATATTCTTAGCGCACAGTCTAATTCTAATTTAATTTACCCTAAATTCAAAACAGACAATGTACTTACGGAATGTTTCATCAATCAATCATTGTATTACCTCGGAACCGAAGAAAAGCCAAAAGGTTCGAACTGGGGGCGGGAAGTTGAACAAATGCTTAGGAGTGTTGGTGTTAATTTTCCAGCCCCTTGGTGCGCTGCTTACGTGGGCATTGTTTGTCGTAATAGCTGCATTTCTTATCCTTATAGCGGCTTTGTTCCTAATTGGTCGCGTGGTGTTTGGAAGGAGAAAGTTGTGTTTGACAAAGCAAAAGCATCCCGTTCCGTTTTGCAAACAGAGATCAGAAGGGGTGACATCGCTACTATTTATTTTCCTAATCTTCGCAGGGATGCACACATTTTTATTGTCTTGGGTGTTACCGATAAAGGAAATATTATCACAATCGAAGGGAACACCAATCCAGGAGGATCAAGGGACGGTTACGGAGTATTTGTAAGGGTGAGGGAATTATGGCAAGTATCAAAAATAATAAGACTAATTGAAAACTAAACTAAATAACTATGTACACACTTGAACAAATGAAGTTAGCCTATGAGGCTGGATACAAGAATGATAATTTTCTTGATTTAATTAAGCAAATTAATTTAAACACAAGATGCGCAGCTTGCAACAAGGAAGTGGAAACACACCAGTTATGCGTAAAATGTGTAACACAAATGATTGAAAATGATTATTAAATAACAAATAAACAAATGAAAAACGCACATTTAGACATGACTAAAGTAATTTTAACAGCTATTCTAACGCTTATTGCGATTGTAGCGATTTCACAACCTTGTTTGCAGAAATGCGTAGGTGACGGGGGCGGCTTTACCGCTCAAAATTTAGCAACGGGCGCACCATTTACAACTCCACAACACACAATTGTTTGGAATAGTACAGTAGCAAACGCATTTACAGGACAAGGGACAAATCAAATTACTTGGGCTGTAATTTCGGCAACAGCTGGTAACTTTACGGGAAGCTATACGGTAACAAATGTTGCAAGTGGATGTGACACAACAATTAACTTTTGTATTGATGTAATTTTACCAACTCCACCAACATTAAATTTAACGGACATTTGTTTTAGCAATTCAACAGGCATTCCAATTGGTGTTGGTGTTCCCGCTGGTGGAACTTATACAGACGGCCTTGGAAACGTAATTACAACCATTACACCTGCAATGGTTGGACAAACTATTACTTACACTACAACAGGTGCTAATGGATGTGCTGGAAGTACAACAGACATTGTTGTGGGCTTACCTTCTCCTAATGGTGGGATTTTAGGATTTTAATTATATGATAGGAGTAGCAATTACCACACATAACCGCAGAGATGTTGCAGTGGAAACTGTTGCAAAGTGGAAATCAATGTTACCTAATGGAGCGGTAATTATTGTAGTAGATGATGCCAGTACTGAACCTTATCCAAATGCAGATTATAGGTTTAATGTCAATGTTGGAATTGCAAAGGCAAAGAATAAGTGTATTGAATTGCTGATTGATAAAGGCTGTAATGAATTATTTTTATCAGATGATGATTGCTACCCTACTTCTCCTAATTGGTGGAAAGATTATGTTCAAAGTAATCACCCATTGCTATCTTATACTTTTTCATTTGTTGGAAAAAATATTCAAAATGGAAATAGGCTTGTAAAAAAAGACTGGCAGCATAAATGGTATTCAAATCCTTGTGGATGCATGGTTTACATCAACAAAAGTGTAGTTGATAAAATTGGTGGTTATGATATAGACTATGCTCTTTATGGTGATGAACATTTAGATTACGCAATTCGCGCTAAGAATGCAGGACTTATTCCTTATGCATACATTGATGTATCTGAGCCATTATTTTATTGTTTGGATCAAGAAGGTAAATATAAAACTTCAAGGTTAGATGTTGCGGCACAAAGTTATTTAAGCCATAGAAGATTGTCACAGCAGAAATTTAGTAGTGCTTATTTGTCTTACAAAGAAGTGCCTTATGAATTGCAGAAACCTTATGTTCTTACAAGTTATTTTAATTATTTAGTTGATCCACAAAAAAGAACTACTTGGAGTAATAGTATTAATGAACTTTTGCCGCTTATGAATAGCTGTAAAGATTTAGGTGTAAGATTAGTAGTATTAACAAATTGCCAATTTGAAAATCAAGGCACAACAGAATTTATTAAAATAGAAAATCCTGATAATGAATTTAGCCCTAATGACTTTAGATGGTTAGTTCAATTAGATTACATTCAAAAAAATAGAACAACTTATGTATGGTGTGTAGATGCTACAGATGTTGAGGTCCTTAAAAAGCCTTTTGATATTAAGTACAATTTGCTTTATGTAGGCTATGAAAAAACTCAGACACTTTCAAGTCCATGGCTATGGTCAAAACAATGGAAGTATTGCAGAACCCAAAAATATTTATCAATGTACAAAACTGGAAGAAATTTAACTCTTTTAAATTGTGGTGTAGTTGGAGGTGATTATTCTATTGCTCTTAAATTTTTTCAGTTAATGGCAAATGAAACTTATTTCAATGCCAAAAAAGCAAATAGGGCAATGGACATGGCAAGCTTTAATTATGTTGTTTATTCTCATTTTGCTGACGTTTTTGTAACTGGAAGGGAAGTAGTAACTGACTTTAAAGCATTTGAAAGAAATGATGTTTCAATTTTTAAACATAAATAATGCAAAAACTAATCACACTTTTACTTTTTCTTCCATTCTTTGTTGCCGCCCAAAATCAAACTTGGGTGTTTGGAAGAAATATGAAATTTACTCCACCATTAACAAGCAATTTAAGCAGCATTAATCACAATGAAGGTACAAGTTGCCTTTCGGATGGAACAGGTCAAATAAGGGCTTACAGCGACGGAATAAACGTTTATAATCGCAATGATTTAATAATGGGCAATGGTGCTTTGTTAACTGGAAGCAATTCAACGGCACAATCTGCATTAATTGTAGAGCAACCAAACACGCCAAATATTCTGTACATTTTTACTTTAGGTAATTCAGGACTTGCACCATTGTATTATTCTGTAATTGATATGTCACTTAATGCTGGTCTTGGTGGTGTGACTGCTGCAAAAAACGTTGTGCTAAATGCTGCATTTAATATGCGAGAATGTTTGTCAGCTGTAACAAGTTGTTCTGAAGATACTGTATGGATTGTAACAAAACGTTGGCAATCTGCAAACTTTTACTCTTACCCATTAACACAAACTGGTGTTGGTGCTGCTGTAATAAGTAGCGCAGGTTATGGAGGTGGAACAACAGCAACAGACGCAATTGGAACGCTTGCTTTTCATCCTGATGGTAACAGATTAAGTGTTACTTATTACGGCAATGGTAGGGCTGAAACATACCGATTTAACAAGCTTACAGGCAATGTTCAATTTATTGCTTCTTACCTATTTGGTGGGGCGTACGATTCAAAATGGGCTGAGAACTTACTTTATGTATTTACCAACGGTGGCCAAGTTAACCAGGTAAATGTTTGTACTGGTGCTTCACTTGTTGTTGGCCAAACACCAGAAGTTGTTGCTTCAATGGGAACGGGATGGTATGCAAATGATGGAAGGATTTATATTTCACGTGGCATTAATCCTTCATTAGCACGTATTAATAATCCATTAGTTGCGGGAATTGGATGTGGATTTGTGGCAAATGCTGTGGCTTTACCGAGAAATTCAATGTTTGGGCTGCAAAATATATCAATGCCTTATACCAGACCTGCAATGTTGCCATTTACTTATAGTGCATCTTGCGGTTCTGCTGCGTTAAATGCTGTTGCTCGTACTTGTTTTGAGCCATGCACATATAGTTGGACTGGAAGTTTTGGTGTTGCTAATGGGCTTAATGTGAATGTAAATTTACCGAACGGAACGCACAATGTAACATTGTCAAGAATATGTGATTGCGAAACAACTACACTTGTGCAATCTGTTGTTGTAAATGGTGGATTACTTGCAAGTGTAATTGGTTTCTAATGACTTGGACAATGAACTACATCGATGAACTTGAAGCCCGTATTAAAGACTTAGAAAAGCAGAACATTGAAAACGCTGCAAAGCTTGGTGAAGCAATCGGAGCATTAAAAGGTATTTTGTATAATGATATTGACAAGGAGTTAAAAGATAAGATTAATGCATTACTTATCATGCATAGTGACACTTTTTTTAATTTTCCGAATGATAACTCATTCAATGAATAATAAGAATAAAATAGTATATTTGATATTAATTTTATTAAATTGATAAATATAATATACGGTTTAAGAGACCCAAGAAACGATGTATATTGTTACATTGGAAAATCATCAGTAGGAGTTAATAGACCATTAACTCACCTTATTGAATCTCATTCATTAAATATAAAAATGTGGGTTTCTGAATTAAAAGATAAAGATTTAAACCCTCTTATTGATATAATTGAAGAAGTCGATAATCTTGATTGTTTACCAATAAGAGAAAAATATTGGATTGATTATTATTTTAATTTAAATCCATTTTTACTTAATATTCAATCCCTTCCAAAAGAAATTGTAGAAGTTAGGAGTGAAAAAACTGATGAAGAATTTGATAAATTGGCAGAAATTATAGAAAAAATACCTGAAATTTTAAGAAGAGAAAGAATGATGAGAGGTATTAAGCAAGAAGAATTATCTGAATTAACAGGTTTAAGTAAAAGTACTATATCTTTTGTTGAAAGGGGTTTAAATATTACATTTGAAAGTATTAAGTATTATTTTAATGGTATTATTACTAAAAAAAGAGTAAACACAGTAAATAAAGAAAGGGTAAGCACAATAAAACAAAACACTTTTTCCAACGAATAAATGATAAATCATACATTAAATGAAAGGAATATTAGAATTTGATTTAAGGGACGATCAAAAGGAATTTGAAACTGCTATAAATGCTGATAAATATAAATCTTTGATTTGGGATTTAGACCAGTATTTAAGAAGTGAAATTAAGTACAATGATAAATTATCTAATGACACTTGTAATGCTTTTGAATTAATAAGAGATAAAATAAGAGAAGAACTTATTGAGAACAACATAAGTATCGAGTAATCATATTTTTACATACATTTGTAAAAACTTAAACTATTGAATATGAATTATGCAGAAATCGTAAGACAAAAGTTAAGTGAAGGATTTACAACTTGTAAGGAAATAGCCCATTCAATTGGAATGGATTATAACAGTAAAAGTTACCCAGCATTAAAATCAGCATTTGGAAGGTTTAAAAATGG